AAAATGAGGATGCTCCTTTAATGCAGGAACATCCTCTTTGGATTTCTGTATTGCTTCATATGCGTCTACTGCATACTCACATATCTCATGATGTTTGTTTTGTAAGTCGTGATAACCTACTGTGTAATTCTTTTGTTGCGTCAGGGGCATGATTTTTCAATCCCGTACCAACAATATTTATAGCACACTTAAGTAATTTTGCCTACCAGTGTGTGGACTCACTGACTCTGTTAGAGAATCAACGCACCAATTATAAATCCTTTACCGAATGCAAGACAGAGCATTTGATAGTCAGTTAAGTTGAACTTGTCCTGAATCTTCTTTGCCCATTTTTTGTCCCATTCGACTACTTTATCGAAATACTTTTTCATTTTTATAACTGGTAGGGTTTGTCGTCTGTGGTAATCTTAAGAGGTGCTTGTTCAATTCTAATTGTTTGAACAGGACCAGCAGGTGCTTTTGCCATAATTGCTTCAATATCCTTTGCAGTAACAGGAGGAGGACCACCATTACCACCATTACCATTCATCTTCATTGTGCCATCACCTTTCTTAGATGCGGTCTGAATTCCAAAGCTAGCCAGAACCCCTGTAAAAACTGAGGCAATAAATGTCGGATCTATTTTCTGCTGTGGTATACCTGGTATGGAAACATAATTTAAAGTCAATATAGCCCCCGACCAGCCAAGAACGGTTATTCTGACAGCTGTACTAATGATTGCTGCTTGCTCCTCGGCATCAGGAAGAATAGCATCTTTAAGTTTTCCGAGAGCACCTTTCTTCTTTTCTTCTTCAACTACTTCTTCTACTACTTCTTCTTTTACTTCATCAGGCATGATAGTCAAGCAACTATCTTATTTAGAAAGTAGGAACTCCCAAACCACCAGATGGTACAGGGGCAGAAGGAGCAGCATCTGGTTGTGTTGATATAGGTAGTCCTACATCTCCTGTAAGAGCACCACCACCTAAAGACCCACCAACCGCTTCAATAGCTTCACGCTTGATGTTATCAATAATTGAATCTCTGTTGACATATACAAATAAACCACTAGCGATAACGGCAGCAGATACAGCACCAGACGCAATAGCAATGACGTTAACAATTTTTTGAACCATGACCTTAAGTGTAAGGGTATTTATTTAGAAGGATTATAGTATGCATCATAATATTTGACAACCCCTGCCGAAATCTTATGACCTTTACTTATCCATTCATCAGCACATTCATAAATTGATTGATTAGAATATTTTCCTTTTCCAAATTCTTTAAATAAAATCATTAAGACGTGCTGCCTTAACTTCATTTGTTCTTCTGTTAGTGTATTATTCATTATCTCTCTTCTCCTGTTCTTTGATCTGCTTTTTCACTTGTTTAGCATAATAAACATCCTTCTCAGTATACCAATCAGGATGCTTCTTTGCAAGTTTAATAAGTTTTTTTGCTGCTTTTTTGTTGTTCATGTTAGTCATCCATCATGTAGGACATCATAGTCATAAACATAGTGGTTGTCATTACAACACCAACCACCACCATAAAAACCATCTGATATATTTCTGCTATGTTAATCATTAGACGTTATAGGCAACATTGGAAAAAGGTATGTAAATAATTATTCCAAATATTGCAATGAGAAAAAAAGTTTGAATAAAAGTTTTCATTAGATCAGTCCTAAAGAACCTGCTGTGAAACCTACTCCACAGAAGAATGCAAATTCCAAAATGCCATGTGCTGATGCTGGAATTTCCAATATCTTAGATTTTAAACGAGTCATTTAAGCTTGTGCTCCTCAGCTGTGAATGTTAACTATAAAATGATTGAAGAATATTACCATTTACTGCGGTGTACAGAACCACTGAAATGAAGATTGCTTGATACATGAGTGAGTAATAATACTTAACATATATTATATAGGTATTTTTACCTTAGTGTCAAGAGGATTGTGACACTAACTACACCGACCATTGCTAACCTACCATTCCAACGTTCTGCAAATCTCCAATACGGGTGCTGCCAATCCATCATGTTGGGTTTGTAGCATATTGCATTTGAGTCACTCGAACTCCTTTACCACCATCATCATCGTCATCATCATCTCTTAAGGCTCGTAGAAATAATTCTAGACCCACTAAGAATGTCATTGGATAAAAGATCCATAGAACTGATGTAAACCATGATATATCATTAACTGCTTGGAGTTCACCCATTTGTTTTGATTTAGTAATAAAGTTACGAGTAATTATTTAGATTTGTTAAGTTTTAGATAACTGTAGTGATAACCGAATAGGTTGCTGCAGAAACCACTAGTATAGGCAAGTTTATTGCCACTAGTAGTCTCATTAGATCAGTTCTCTTGATCATAAACAACCTACAAGACATTACACTACACCAGGTATGAGTTGCCCAGTGAAGCTGTAACTAGCGAAGGCAGCAAAGCAACCAACGAGAGCAGCAATACCATTCCACTTCTCAGCGATGGAGAAGTCAACTTCGTCGTGAGAGATTTCATTTGTTTTTTTAGATTGTTTTGCCATTAGTAGATACCAGGAATAAGATGACCATTGAATGCATAAGATCCACATAGAAGGATGAATCCCATCATTGCTGCACGTCCTTGTGCTTTTAGGAAGATGTTCTTGTTGTTCATTAGAAAATACCTGGTATGATTTGTCCTGTGGTTGCGTATGCACCGAAGGCTGCGACGAAGCCTAGCATCGCCATCCAACCGTTAAACTTTTCTGCTTCTGGAGTCATTGTTCTTAGATTAATAGGAATAGAAATTTAAAAGAGACCTGGAATTGCGTACCCAGTGATAATATAGTTGTGGATTAGAGCAAAGAAACCCATCATCGCAAGGCGACCATTAGTTAGTTCTGCTTCTTTCCAGTAACTTTTTACCTTTGTTGTTGCTGTTGTCATTACTCTCCTCCAAATGGTGAGTTAGCATATGCTTTGTTCACTGTATAAAGAGTGAATAGAGCAACTGCAATACCAGCAAATCCTAAAAGAAGGATTGGAGAATGAGGAAAATCGTATGTTGGTATACTTGTCATTAGAATACACCTGGAATGATTTGACCAGTAGTAACATAAGCACCGAGTAGTGCTACGAAACCAATCATAGCCCAACGACCATTGGTTTTTTCAGCATTCAAAGCATAACCCTCGTAATTGTCATTCTGATCAATCCAAGGTTGTGCTTCAGCAGCAAACATGTTTTGCTTACCGTACTCAGTTGTCGTATACTTTGAAGTTGATGAAGTCATCGAGTTCTTTTGTTAAGTAACGTAACATAATTATATAGTAAATATAAAATCTTGTAAAGTATCTTAACAATAGTGATACCCGAACAATAAAAAGGGGGTCTAATGACCCCCATTACTATACCTTATGTAAACTAATGTAAATGGTAGTGTTAACTACACTTCTAACAATCCTTACTAAAACTTTCTGCTACATCACCACCTAGATCAGCACCTTCATTCATACCAATCATCGTAGCAGCACCAGCCAAAACCCAACCAACAAAAGGAACAGAGGAGAGACCAGAACCAACAGAAGCACCAACGCTACCACCGACAAGTCTTCCTGTCTGCTTTCCACCACCTCTTGCCTCAATACAGGCCTCGGTTTTGGCACTAGTCTTTTTTTCGTCAAAACTACCTACCGATACTGGATCAATCCAAGTTCGAGCATTCGATACTGGCCCACCATGATGCACAGCACCATCCATAGTATATTGTTGTGTGACAGTGGTTGTATCACCCTTCTTAAGAAACCCACCTTTGTTTATAGTTTTGGTGGTATGCATAATCTTAGGATCATTGCCACGATACTCAAGAGTGTATCCGTCATCTCCTGCCATCACTCTAACTGAAGAGTATTCATTTACAGGGGGGATCGCAATTCTAGGATACTTACTTTGTTGTCTAGTGGCAAGCATTACTATCATGCTTAAGTGCGAAAGACCAAGTAATCCACCCAATCCTAGAGCAGACCACTTAGTCCAGTTAATATTTTTATTTTCCATTTGTGTCATAACAACTTAAAACTATATAGCAGATTAATAATCATCATACCCTCCCGTATTTTGTTCAACCCACTCTGCATTGTTTTTACAATAAGAATCAGCATCTATTTGCATTCTCCAATGAGTGAGAGTGTGAAGAGTTTGTATCATCGTAAACATGAACATAATAAGCACTGGCCCACACCAGAGTGGATGCATTATTATATCTTCTGGTTTTTTCATATTCGTATCATAGCATAAAAAAAGACCCCTGTAAAGGGGTCTTGAAGTTCCGACTTTTGTAGAGACCGCACGAACGGTGTCTCAGTCTTATTTAGAATACGAACTTAGCACCGATCTTACCACCGAAGTTGATGATGTCGTCGCCAGTTGAATCCTCATCAGAGATTCCAGAGATCTCACCGTATACAGATAGATCTTCGTTGATTGCTAATGAAGCACCAGCCTTACCAGCAAGTTCTGTTTCTGTATCATCAGAAGACTCAGTATGAACGAATGCAGGGCCACCTTGGATATAGTATGCGATTTTACCCTCACTTGTTGAACCGTCGAAACCTACAGCAACATCTGTAGTAGCACCTGTGTAGTCTCCATCAGGATATGAAAGGTTGCTCTCGACATTCACGTAAGGACCAGCAAAAGCTGCACCAGCGAATAGGAAAGGGGATGCTGCAACAGCAGCGATTGTTGATTTGATTGACATGATTGTTTTTAAGTATCTCGCAAGAAAAAATCCTGCGGATGATAATTCCCCCGACATGGGGAACCGTTTACATCAACGCAGGGGTACGATCTTTCGAGTCCTTTGTATAATATGTATTTATATTACCAGAAGTTTTATATAATGTCAACCCTCTTTTTTGTGTTGAGAGTTTTCGGTTATCCGACCCATATAAGGGTCATAGTCCATATAATCCTTAATATTTACGTTTGCTCCATGAGTTTCCCAGAAATGTGTCAGGGCTTCATGATTACCTCTGTGAATAGCATCTATGTGTTCTTGATGAATGGATGATCCCAACTCTATCTTGTAAAGAAACATAGGGATAGCAAAAGTATTACCAGAATTATAAATCAAATCATCAGCCACTGGTCTAGGTTTGCATCCATTATCCAATTTATATTTTTGTGCTCCAGTATATCCTCCCCTACAATGAAGTCTAATAAGTTTCTCTGCATGATGTCTTGTGATTACATAACACGCAGTAGAAAAATCATTAACAAATCTCTTATGAAGTCTGACATGAATGTCACCCGTGCAAATAATTGCTAGTTGAACTACATCATAATCATAAGGAAGATAGGCAATAAAATCATCCCAAGTAAAATTCCAAAATCTAGCTAAATCAAGATCACAATCATCTTCCATCATGATTGCATAAGGAGCATCACTATTGTCTATGAAATGCTTCATTGCTTTAAGATGAGATGTAGTGCATCCAATCTCACCACCACTCATCTGGTCAGGATAACGTCCTGAAATAATTTCACTTAGATCATCGTCTCTACCATCATAAGCAGAGATACGTGTGTAATCAGTGATACCCCAGTGCTTAAACTGCTCCTCCATATACTCTGCTCTCTCTGGTTGCCCATCAAGATTCAAATAGTAAACAGGGCCAAAGTTCCTTAACTTAAAAGCAGATTTGTTTTTATCTCGAAATACAGGTTCCATTAAAATTTAATTGGGAAAACTTCTTCTTCAGGTTCTCCAAACTTCACAGTGTCTGGATATTTTTCAGATAGATCTTTAGTGATCATATCCATTATAGCATCATTATCGTTGATGTAAACTGTGTATCCATCATCTAACAAATCAATACACAATCTATACTGTTGACTCTCTGTAAGTATATCAGTCCCTTTCTTATATGAAACATAATCAAGATAGAAAGGAAGGTTTTCTGGATTCCTATAAACAAAATAATCTTTTATAAAGGTGGCATGTTCATTATTAAAATTATCCGTGGTGCTACCTAAATTATAATCCAGACCAAGTTTCTTGGCATGTGCAGCAAAGGCACGATTATCTCTAGGTAAACAAGGGCCACCAAATCCAAATCCAAAGTTCAAATACTTTCTACCCACTCTACTATCATCACCAATTGCACCTAGAACTGTGGGTATCTCATCTTCCATACCAGATAATGCCATAACCTGACCAACCATATTGGCATAACTGATCTTAGTAGTAAGGAAACAATTAACCGCAAGTTTCACCAACTCAGCAGCAGTAGTAGACATGATACTGATCTTAGGTGGAGTCTCTTGAATCCTATTATAGAGTTCGCATAACTGATCATAAGTTTCATTTCTCTTACCACCAATCAAAACCATATCAGCAGTTCTAAGATCCTTAATGATCGTTCCCTGTGCAATGAACTCTGGATTATAGAATACATCTACACCAAACTTATCTAATTCATTTTGAAATTTTTCACAGTCACCAGGATTGGTAGTGCATCCTACTATGAATGATTTACCTTGTACTTTTTTTACTTTCTTAATATCTTCAACCACCTCCCATACTGCACTCACATCATAACTCCCGTCTCTTTTAGAAGGAGTGGCTACAAGAGTGTAAATGATATCACAATCTCTAATGACTTTACTATTACTATTCGTAGCAGATAGTCTAGGAGATGTGGAAAGTAATTTAGAAACCTCTGGTTCATTAGTACTAATGAATTTATTACGGAGATTTTTTACATAATCTTCCCTAACATCAGATACTAATACATCATATCCTGCTTGTTCGCATAGGAGAGCAAAGCAAATACCAAGTCTCCCTGCACCGATGACTCCAATTTTCATAGTTTAAATGTGGGGATAGGTTGCATTTTGTGGCTGTTTTGATTATTAAACTTATATAGAATATCAACGGCATTACCTGTTCCCTTTTCCATTGCTTCTTCCAACTGTTCATAAGTAGCACCTATCTGATCTTCATCACTTCTCCCATCATCCCATAGACCATCAGTAGGTTTAGCATCAATAATAAGAGCATCCACACCTAAGTATCCTCCAAGTTCTCTGACTTCTGTTTTGTAGAGGTCAGCAATGGGAGCAATGTCAACGCCACCGTCACCATACTTAGTATAAAAACCGATTCCATAATCTTCTACCTTGTTACCTGTACCAACTACTATACCTTTCTTTGCTCCTGCAATCTGATATAAAGTTACCATACGAATACGTGATTTTGTATTTGCATTTGCAAGTTCATCAGATGTAAATTCTTTCTTATCAAAGTGTTGAGCCTCAGACCACCAGTTTATAGAATGAAGTAAAGAGCCATATACACTGGAAAGTTCTACCTGAACATTAGTTACATTATCATATTCTTCTGCTAATTGTTGGGCATGAAGATCCGAAAGTTTAGTATTCTGATGTGTGGATTCAAGAGGCATCCGAACCACATAGGTAGGTAGTCCTGTCTTTGCACACAAAGTAGATACAACAGCAGAATCAATTCCACCAGATACTCCAACAACTAAAGATTGAATACCATTAGAATAGTAATAATCTTTAATCCATTTATTAATATCAGATTCTAATTTTGAATAATCTTGTATTCGATTCATAATACTATCCAATCAGGGCAATAAAGGTCTTTGGTATCTTTGTTTGCATAGTCAGGGCCAAACCACATCTTAGGTGCGATAACCTTCTTGTTAGGGTTGGTCTGTAACCATGCACCCCACCAACTCATAGAACTATTTGCAATTATAGCATGAGAACACAGACTCATCAAGCATAGATCTGCGTATGGTGTAAAAGATCCATCGGCATATTTATCTTGTGGTTCAGAGAGCAAAAATCTATCACCAGCAAAGAACTCTTGTTCCTTTACCCAGTCAATAGAATCAGAGAACACAATCACTGGTTGATCCTCTGGGAACTCAGCAAGAGCTTTCTCATAATACTCTACAGGTTGAACAGGATGCATTGATCCACACTGAGTGTAAGACCATTTGAATCCACGAGGATCTGTAAGATTAGGATCACCTCTCCTTACATGAAGCATGATAGGTTCTTCTACAGATTCTATCATCTTCTGACAAGGTTTCAAGTGCTCATCATGAAATGTAAAGTCCTCTCGGATAGTATCAGCAATGTGATCAAAGTATCTCCATGACTGAAAGAAACCATGAAGATTTACATTGTCTGGACACCGATCAAACAACTCTTCACAAAAATGAAAGTAAGGTTCTGTAAGGTGTTGATTCTCTATGACACCCTCTTTTCTTTCGGGCGAAAGTTTGAAGCACTCATGAAGACTATAATTCTCTATTCCTTTTCTATCTGAGGGAGGAATACACCATTCATATCCATGCTTGGCAGCAATACCACGGATAGCTGCATACTCAAACATCTGATTACCAAGTCTTCCCAGACTCCCTATACCATTAAATGTTAACATACTTCTTTAAATAATCTTGTTGTGAATAATACTCTTTTAACTGTTCCTTATTCATCGACTGGATCTTATTCCACTCATCCATATTAGACTGCATGTGGGGATTTGTAAACCATGAGTTCTCTCCTCTTGCATGTTCAAGATGATATACCCACCCATCTGCTATGCGATCAACATGATATCCCATCTTAGTAAATCTATAATGTCTTTCCTTATCCTCTGGGGCATATGCTTTAAAGTTTTCATTCTCTAGACCACCTTCAATATAAACTGATCTCTTAAAGAACTGAGCCCATCCAAAGTCTGATGTATGAATCTTAGATGCAGAATCCAAATGAATATAGTCACCAGTCTCTAAGAAATTAGATACAACCTCATCAGTGGCTGCTACCTGTTTCTGGTGATTGCCTCTACCATAAGGATAGACCACATCAGATATACCTGTTGTAATCATTTCATAGGCAAGAAGATATGAATCCATAGGAAGAATAACATCACAGTCATAATTAACAACTATGTCTGTGTTGGCTTCCATGACCATCTCATTCAGAATCCTTTGACGATGAAAGAGAGGATCATCACTCTTCTCAAACATAAAGTTAAAGTTGGTGAAGATATTCTGCTGATCTAACACACTCTCCAAAAGAGGAAGAGCATCTCTATGAAAGACAGATTCCTTATCTACCTCTTTTATTATGATATTAGTATGGAAATTTTCTAATAAGAATGCGATTGAAGTAACCACATTCCTTAATCGATCAGAAGATTCAATCCGAATAGGGATTATGAATGTTGCTTGATTTAAATTATGCTTCATCTGGATACTTCCTCGTCTTAAAAAAATCAGAATGTTTTTTATACAAGTGTTCTAACTCTTTGCTATTTACCACCCATCTTTTACCTGTAGAATCCTCCAACATTGTATCATAATCCACTCCCCCACCACTCACTCTATTATCATGTTCTCGATTAGCAATCAATACATCATCGATAATCTCAGGCATTCCATACTCCATCCTCATTCGATGATAGAGATCAGTATCAATTAAGAGTTTAATCTCCTCATCCATTTCCATCTTAAACTCTCTAAGAAAGGCTACGCAAGATGGACTTCCTAATTGATTATTACCTTCTAACATTTTCTCTGTCCACTTAGGAGCACAGTCCCTATGGGTTTCTATACAATCAGTGGTGTGAGTAAATCCATGAAGCAACCATTTACATCCACTATCAAATCTTTCTTTTATCTTCTCTAAAGCTTTAGGATCTACAAAAATATCATCTTGATAAATTAACTTTATAATTCTTCCTGATGCAATGTTAATAGCACAATTAGTATTTGGAGATTGATACCCTCTACCATAGTGATTCCTAACATAGGTGATCTCAAACTCTTCACCACTCTTCTTACAAAAGTCGTATATCTCATCATCAATACTATGATCGGATACCACAATATTAAAATCTTGGAGAGTTTGAACTCTTAATGTATCAAATAATTCTGAGACATACTTTACTCCATCTCCACCATACTCATAAGTGGGTACGCATACGGATATCTCAGACATCTAGATACTCCCACCTATCCAAGAAGATGTCTGTAGGATCTGCTCCATCAGGGCCAAACCACATCTTAGGCCCAATGACATGCTTAGACCCAGACAACCATGCTCCCCACCATGAGAAGGTAGAATTGGCCATGATCTGGTAATCACACATACTCATCAGACACATATCAGTTATATTATCTCCACTCTCCGAAACCATGAATCTATTAGAAGAGAATAACTCTTGCTCTTTACACCATGCAGGATCATCAGAGAATATAAGAACTGGTATATCGCAACTATCATGGACAGAAGGTAACTTAGAAAGTGCTTCCTCATAGTAACTCAAAGGAAGAACATTATGATAGGTGGGTTTGATTAGATGATCTGTTCTACGCACATGTAAAGATATTAATTTATCCACTCCAAGACCATTGATCATATCCTTACACAACCTCTTCACATCATCTCTCCATTCAAAGTCTTTTCTTATCTCATCTTCAATATGTTTGAAGTATTTTTCTGACTGGAAGTATCCATATAGATTTACATTATCATCACAATTATCCATTAGATCTTGATCAAATCTAAAACTACCCTCCTCTTTGTAAGGTGCAGGAAACATTTTCACTTCCTTTGCACTGCTCAACTTAAATGCCATGAAGAGTTTATGTTGATTCTCTTCATCCTCAAACTCATCATCTGTCTTAGGGCCTGGTGGAATACACCAATCATATCCTCGTGCAGCAGCAATACCTCTAGTAGCTGCATACTGGAACATCTGATTACCAAACCTTCCATTCTTTCCTAAGTGGTTATGTCCTAGCATTTTTGTACCATTTAATAGTTTTTAAGAGT